GATGATTGGTACGGAATCTGTCATTGAAAACGATGATTAATTTTTCCAGTCGCAATATATTCATCAATCTTGTAACCAATACTCTTTCCAATACCCGGGATTTTATGAGGTCCTTTCGAAATCTCGGCGCCATTGGTTACTTCAAATGGAAGTGTGCGAATAGTGTCGGCAGCTTTTTTGTAAGCTTTGATCTTATACTCGTCGCGTGATCTACTCGCGAGATTTTCCAATTGTTCCGCGATATTTTCGTTGGTATCAAACGTTTTCCCAGTTCCAAGGAATTCATTCACTTTTTTCATGATACCCTTACCAATACCCGGTAGATCTGCAAGTTGTTTTCCATGAGTGACCTTGAAGTCAAGGCGATAAATGGTATTGGCAGCCCTTTCGTAGACAGCCCGCTTGAATTCGTTTTCTTCTTCGTGTGCAAGTTCATCGAGAGCATCAGTCAGCTCCGCGTTATACGACACAAAATAGTCCGAGTCTGAGTCGTCATCGGAAGCAACAGATTCTTCATCGGACAAGTCGGAGTCGACATAATGAAACATATTTTCGTACTCAAGCATATCTCTCTCTTCTTCGCATTTGCGAAGACGCTTTTTGAGATCAGCGTTTTCCTTTTCAAGGTTGGCAATGTAGGTAGCAATGGAGTTGGAGTTCATTTTGTTCTTTATAAATGTAAAGAACCTGTGGTCACTTAGGTGTGCAAATTTGCATTCGCTGTGTGATATGTTTTCCCCTTCATTACATAACTATGAACTCTTGCGTAGCCCCACGCCTGTGGAGAAGCTCCTGGACGATGCCCAGTTCTCCACGCGGCGAGACCTCTATTATACACCGTTTGAAGTGTCTTTAAGGGAATCTTTGTAGCTTTCGCGATCTCCGTGAGGGACTTGACACCCGGATACTTCTTTCTAAATCGTTGGGTGTATGAGGATGTTCGAGTCTTTACACCCTTATCAGTTTTGAATGTGGTGTAGTCTCTCTTGAGCATCTTTATGTAGCGAGTCTCCACATTTTTGAGAGTCTTGAGACCCCTGAAGTATTTGAGGGGAGCATATATGGGACCCCTCGTTTTACGCAACTCCCTAACTTTTTTGGATATGTCGTCGTCTGTGAGAGGCATCTTAATTATTATGTAGAATTAAATTAATGGAATGGGGTCAACAAGAATCTCTTCTACCTGAAGAGGTGTGTAAAAATGATTGTTACAATTGTTGTTTAGTTGGAACTGTATTAAGTTTGATGTCCACTGTAGTTTTAGTAAAAATGCACGTCGCTGGTTATTTTTGACTCAGATGTTTGATTGCTTCGAAAATATTTGAGTAAATTGTGTTACCAAAGCGAACTCTCCCCGATTTTGCCGACATCCAACCACGATGCCCATTGAAATACGCTCGCTGTATATCAACCATTATAAAAAAGAAAGATTATTTTATAGAAAGTTGAGATGGGTCTCACAATTATTATGGGAAATATGTTTTCTGGTAAAACTTCTGAACTTATCAGACGACTTAAGAGATACAAAGTCATAGGTAAGAAGATTGTGGTCATCAACTCATCAAAAGATACTCGTTCCCCTGATGAAGTCCTGAATACCCATGACGGTGTTCAATTTCCATGTCTCAAGGTTGATCACATTTCCCATTGTATTATCAGTGACACATTCTGTAGTGCCGAAATTGTAGCCATTGACGAGGCTCAATTCTTTTCAAACCTCAAAGAGTTTGTGGAGATGTGTCTTTTCTTGGAAAAATCAGTGATTATAGCTGGACTTGATGGAGACTATCAACAGAAGAAGTTTGGAGAAATATTGGACTGTATTCCGATGGCGAGTGATGTTGTAAAGCTCTCCGCTCTCTGTATGGATTGCTGTAATGGAACACCTGGACCATTCACGAAAAGAATCGTCAAGAGTGATGCACTTGAATTGGTGGGTGGCACGGATATGTACAAGGCGGTGTGTCGTAAACATCTAATAGAAACGGTGGATGTCCAAAATAAGAACCACTCGTTTTTGAAATCCGCGCTTCGTGACTCGGTGGTATCTTGAGTGATCAAATAAGAATTCATGTCCAGCTTGATGTCTATGCGCCTCATATTCGGTGTATAGAACACAATCACGACCACTCTTTATAGTGAGATGGTATCTCAACATCATATTACTTTCAGCTCGATGTGCTGGTATATTCATAGGTGCGTCCATGACGGCGAACTTGGCAGTCTCTTTATCAACACATGGAACTTGATCAATTATTTTTTGAATTTCTGGGAAGTCCTTAACTTTATAGTAATAGTACTTATCATTCTTCTTGAACCATGGGTCAAGTTTGTGAAAGTAGTGCCTCTTGGCTGTACCGACACCCTTCTCAAACTCGTGGAGTATCTTGTTATAGTTTGCCTTGACAAACCAAAGATTTGGATAATCCATAATATCATAATCAAGTTTGTAATATATGAAATCGATCAATGTATTCCTTATACCCACGAGAGGTCGTAGTGGCTTTTGAAAATAGAGAGTATCGATGGGTGCCTTGAGGTAATCACGGAGAACTAATACAACAGGCAACAACAGGACACGCCACATTAATTTCTCAGTATAAAATAAAAATGCCAGGTTACGGCGCGAAAATGGAACGATTTACTCCAGAACCTACCAAGGAAACCCCAGAATTGGAACAGCGCTTTGTGATGCCAGCGATACCAAAGTTGACCCTCGTTCAGATGAGCATTCTTGGTCTCGTCTTGGCGTATGCGTTCAGTGTGCGCAAGATGAACAAGGCTGTTGTCTCCACGGCGGCGCTTGCCATTGCACTCCTTCACATGTATGATCACATGTATCGTGTGAAGCGTGGTGACGAACACCTTTTCTTCCTCCCCAAAAAGGAGGGATACTGTGGTGCTTGCCAAAAATAAATTAATCGTATATTACAAGTATGCTCGTCAAAATTACTCGTAGCCCAGATAGCACAAAGAAGTTTAGGGCTATTTTACCCGGCGGCAGGACTGTTGACTTTGGTGCCAGTGGTTATTCAGACTACACCAAACACAAGAATCCTTCACGAATGCGCTCGTACGTACTCCGCCATGGTGGAAATGTACCTAAATCTATTATAGCGGAGAGAGATCCCCAGAAAATTCACACACGCATGCTCAAGGTTGATACAAGTGATAAAGAACAATGGCTTTTGGGTGGTGTTGCAACTGCGGGATTCTGGTCACGATGGTACCTATGGAGCCAACCAAACTTTGGGGATGTCAATAGATTTATGTTAAAAAGATTTGGAATTAAAATCATCAAAAGTCACTAACGTTCCATTATCAATGAGAGGCGCATATTCATCATCCATGGGCAAACTTGCCTCGTAATACACACGTTTCATATACATGTCCATGTCGTCAAAATAATTGAGAAGTTTGACGAGATCTTCATCGCGTGACTTACGTGTTAATTCTTTGTGAGGCCACGCTTCTTTAAGTTAGCCTTAAGGTTAGCTAAAAGTGCCGCCCGTGGGTTGAGTGCCATTGGTGGGGGAGCTGCGCGTCTCGGTGACATACGCAGTGGTTGGGCAACGCGTTGTACTCTTGGTTCATTTGGTCCAGCCTCTCTGAGAACCATTTTACATACACGAATAAACTTTGTAGCATTCCTGGCTTGATTCTGGAGAGTTAGACCACTAACCTTTCTCTCGAGTTCCTTGTGTGTGAGCTTGACGCGTTTACCTTTGACGTTTTTGGTTACCCTGAGACCCATTTTTTTTACTTTGTCCTTGAGTGTATTGTAGTCCATGTACTATAACACACTAAAATTATCTGTACCACACCCCAGCTCGAGTCGCCGCGTCGTCAATTTCATCAACGATTTCCCAAGCCCATAAACATTCATCTGCATCTTCTCGTGCACAGATGGCGTGTGCAACATCAAGGGCTTCGTGTAAAAGCATTTTGAGGCGCATTTGTCTTACCGTCATTTTCTTTGGTTCGCGCAAACACGGGGACGAATACATATGTTCGAGAGCCGCGCATGTGATTTCCCTCTTTTTCATTTCATAGTGAATGTCTTCACTTTTTTGAGCGGCAATGATGCGATATCTACGCCTGTGCTCTGGAACAGGGGCTGGACTCCAGTACCCAAATCTTTTGAGGGTCTTCATTATCTATGTGTAGACCTAAACTTTTAAGATACATACAGAATTAAAGATATCAAACACTTTAATTATATGATGGAGTGGCGTGACGACCTACACGACACGAACCAGCTCATAAGACATGTGATTCTTCCAAAGCTTATACAACTTGAGCTCGAACTTGAATCACTTCGAAGACACACTTGGCCTTACATCCAAGCTCGTAAAGAGATGGGTCAACTGGATGATATCGCGGCGAAGAGGGACTTTTGTAAACATCTAGAAGATGATACGATTTTGGAACTCTTGAGAATTAAAGCAAAATACTCAAAGGCTACAGGACTTCAGGGTAGGGAATATGATATGCTCAAAAATAATTTTTGTTAGTGTATAGTAAATGGTATTACCCATACTACTTGGAGCTTTAGGTTTAGACGCACTTGGTGTATCCGTACCTGGTATAGGTTTAATCAAATCACCCGCGGTTGCGTTTGATAAGAACAAAGATTTAGATGTAAGCACTTTCATATCCTTATTATGTTCGTGTATGTGTTCGGCTATGGTCGTGCAACGCATGATAGGTTTCCCATTTAAAAGTCCACCTATTATGATGATGTTGGCTGTGTGTTGTGTATCAAGTGGTTTTTCATCTGCGATGTTAACTAAAGATACTTACGATCGGTTTACTCGACCATCACCACCTCCAAAGTAATTTTAGAAAAAGTCATCCGTTCTATACATATTCACTGCGTATGCACCAGTCTTACCTAAAACTGAGACTGATTCATTCCCATACAGTTCTTCGCATCCAATATCTTCCATACAATCACGTGTATTGTGACTCACTGGGATTGGGTACAAGTTTTCACCGCCAGTTGTGGTGTAATAATGATACCGATCACGACGACCCGTGACTTCTTTCCCGTAGAGTGGAAGTGTTTCCTGACCAGGACCCATAAGAACACCCATCTGTTGCATGTGTCCAGGTTTATATTGTTTGATTGGTGGACCTCTAAACTCCGGTTCACGGCGTCGTTCACGGCGCATCATTGGACGTGGTGGTACGATTGGTACTTCGACTGGAACTTTAACTATTTTTGGATTTTGATACATATACCCCAAAAGGAGTGTGAGTACAACAAGTGCCGACCACATGAGTTGTGTCTTTGTCTTGGTCTTCATTTATATTAGTTAAGGAATATTTTTTACATAAAGAAATGAAGATTCTTGCGATCGATATTGGATACCATAATATGGGTCTCGTTCTCGCTGAATGTGGTAAAGGTCCGAAGATTGACGTTGAGTTTATAAAGAAAATAAGTCTCGAGGATTATAAATATATTCAATCTAATGATTTTGTAGATCTCATTCCTTTATTTGTAGACGACCATAAATACATATTCGAGTCTGCAGACACCATACTTATAGAACGTCAACCACCCGGTGGATTTACAAATATTGAGATACTTCTACATTACATGTTCAAAGATAAAGTTGTACTGGTTTCACCTGTGAGCATGCATACACATTTTGGTATGCGACACCTCAATTACGAAGAGCGAAAAATGAGGACGGTTTCTATTGCAAATAAATATATCGATGGTGATATTCCCTATGAAAGAAAACACGATATAGCGGATGCACTATGTATGGTAGTCTATTACAATTTTAAAATATCTGTGCACACATTTGATAAGTTTAGGTTTGAGTCCGCTCGGCTCTGAGAATCTCAAGTGCATTCCCAATTGACTCCAATGCTTCGAATACATTAACCGTGGATCGACGTTGTATACATTCTCTGAGTTTACCAAGATTGTAGTCGAATGATTTTTTTTCCTTTTCCTTAGTTTCTCGGATTTTCTTTTTTATTTCATCAAGTCTCTTGATTTCCGTGTCAATTTTATTCGTCACAGTCTCAATCGCTTCATCCATCTTGTCGATCTCGGCTTCATACCAATGAAGCTGTCTTTTAAGAAGATCCCGCTTTACGTGTGACTTTGTTCGTTGCATTTGGTGCTCAATTCTATCTAACTTTTCATCTAAAATTTCAATATTTTGAATATATTTTTGGTGATGATAATCTTTAGATGCCTCAAGTGTTTTAATTTGCTGATCAATCTCTTGAATGGGGTCCATGGGTGTACTACTATGTCTTGGCGTTAAAACTTTATATCAATATATGTTGAATGGTATTTACTTGGGGGTTTTACCGGACATGAGAGTTCTTATGTCATCAATGAACGTATCGAAACGCCCGAGGCGATATTGGACAAATGCCCATAAAAAGAAGAATACAGTCTTTGTCAGGTTATTTATATCGTTATCTTCCATCTTATATATGGGACTCACAACTCGGTGCATAAAAGTTTCCTCTTTTTGTTGACCAGTCACGTACATCTCAGCCTGCGTTAAAGCACACGTATCGTCATTGACTGACCAGTGATAGAATAAAAATGGGATAAGTATTGAGTAGAACTCCAAGTTTCGACGATCATTTGTAAATGGAACGACGAGAATGGCAATAAGAAAAATAAGATGAATCAAGAATATTATGTTCATCTATAATAATATGAGCGAAGAAAATTTCGGTGGTATGTCGACTACTGCGATAAAAAAGAAGGAGCTTCAACTTCGAGAAGAAAGTTGGAATGATCAACATGAATCTATATTGAGACAGTGGGGTGAGGCGTCTGGGTGTTACAGATATATGAACCATCGAGCGTTTCTTATGTATAAGGGTCTCTCGATGCGTTTTACTTTACCCGTCATTGTATTATCAACACTCACAGGCACAGCGAACTTTGCTCAGGAGCAGTTCCCCGAGAGTATGCGGAGTATGGTTCCATCGGTTATTGGTGGTTTAAATCTCATCGCGGGTCTTGTGGCAACTATTATGCAGTTCCTCAAGATTAATGAACTCATGGAGAATCACAAAGCGGCTGCGCTTTCTTACGGTCTCTTATCTCGAAACATTCGTTTGATGCTAGCTCTTCCACGACGGGAGCGTGGTGCTGACGGTCTCGACTTTGTGAACAATTGCAAAGCCGAGTATGACCGTCTCATTGAACAATCACCATCCATACCCACTAGCATACTCACAGAGTTTGAGAGAGAATACCCCCTCGACAATGTGTTCACTAAACCCGAAATCCTCGATGTTCGTGCGATTCCAAAGTTAAAAATGAACACCGGAAGTGCTATCGCATCTCTTACAAGAGGTGGTCCACTCAGCAAGGTTGGAGAGCTTGTAAAATCGAGAGAAGAGTACGATGCAAAGCTTAAAATTCTCGACGAAATGCAATCAGAAATAGATGCTGAGGAGGATATTAAATCAGTGGTCTCTGAAGAACAGCCAGACGTCGAGCAAGGTATACCATAAGAATACACATACCCACATTTGTCAAAATAGCACACACCGCATATGGTAAAATTTTCCTTTTTAAAGGTTTTACGATACGTTCTTGTAGTGCGTCGTTCTCCAGCACTAAATCTATAGCCTGATTAGTAAGATCATCAATGGATTCCTTCATTAAGATAGTTGAACAAAAAAAAGAAGAG